ACGGGACGTAGATAAGATAATGGTCTTACGTAATAAGATTAAATTACTGCCAGCCCGCCCGGGCGATGGGGACGTCCTTAGACTATGTCGTTGAGGGGGTTATGGCCCTCCCCCACAACATCGAACCAGTGGTCACCACTCACTTGTTCGGTTCCATAGTCAACAGAAAAAACCTTTTCAAGAACTGCACCGGAGATTTTGTCTCCGATCTTGAGGTCATGGACGCTGTCCAACAATTGATACCACTCATAGGTCTCCGTACCATACCGCTGATTTAGATCATCGAATGTGATCTGGTCAGGAACTGGCTCTGTAATAATACCAGCTCTGATCCGCATAGCAGTTAGGAGTGGAGATGACGGTTCATTGGACAATGACAGAACAGTTTGTCTGATAAGGATTTCTGTCAATTCCTTATCAGACTTGCTTTTAAAGGTCTTTGGGCTTAGACCAAACTGTTCTCCCCTAGGCTTCCCATCCACCCGACCAAAAGACCTTAGGATGGCGCCATAAACGAGCCAGGAATACTTTCCATTAAAAGCTCGTTTGAGGAAGGTTGAAGCATTCAGACTAGATCTCTGAATGGCAACTACTTTCCAACCTGCATTTTCTGCTGATGTGCTGAATAACTGAAGGGTCAGAGATTCACGGATGTCCTTGACACAACATGGTTCTTGGTATCCACGTGATTCCACTACCTTCTTAAGTTCATCATACACACTGCTGATAAATCCAATCTCAGCTATGTTGTTATACACAGTTGTGCCAACATTGCCAGACAATTCAAAGAAAGTCTCAGGTTGTAGAACAACATACTCCTTCTTATTGTCTGGATTTCTGACTGTAGTATTCCTTGAGCACTGACTTATAACCCGTGAAGCGCCGACTGAAAATCCGCACATCTCCGCCATATAATAATATGCTGCAAAAACAGGAAACCCGTTTGATGCATCACAGGCCGAAAAATCAGTCTCAAATATTGAATAGACACCTTCAATATTCGAGACAAGAAAACCGTCATCACTGAAGAAAATCAATTTTACAGTGTTGTTCGGCAAGTTTGTGGCCTCAAGAAACATGGCATCCGAAGAAAACCTTTCTTGAGTGTCCATGTACTGAGCACAAACAGATACTATACCATCACTACATTGAATCTCCCCTATGATAATCTCTTTCTTGAATACATATTTCAAAAAAGTACTAACAAAAAAGTCAGAAATTGCTAAGTGATCCCCGGTCGCATACAACCTCCCCTCTTTGCCTACCTTCCCGTATTCCCACTTGAACTTACTCTCAAAGGTGCCTATATTATCAATCACTTTGAAGAAAGTTGAAATGTTAAGAACATAACAGGAGTAGACAAGACGTTTCGGATGGGGTAGTCTAATGAATTCTCTTACCAAAGTCGCATAATCTAACAAATAGAAAAACGGGACGTAGATAAGATAAACCAATGAGTTCCAAGTTAATCCGAAAGTATCTACAATATACATCAGAAACTTGATAAACAAAAGACCAACCCAATATTTCGAAACGTACGAGTCTATGGCTCTCATGAATGTGGATTTATTAATTTGAACAGGGTAAGAATTTCCAAACCTTGAACGCACTCTGTATGATCCTTCAATACCCACACGGACTTCAGCATTGCATATCGCAGCCACCGATTTCAGTGTTTGAAGGGGGATACCATTAATGATTGAAAATTGATTTCTTCGACGGAAGTAATCAGGCTCGTTTTGGTATGGCCCTTTGAAGTATCTACTGAGTGCACCACACACATTCTTGGCACAGGGGGCATAAACCTGAAAAGGAATACGCGGGGTAAATTGGAAAAATGCAACATAATTCCTAGCAGTCTCAACAATATCGCCTTCTGTGTCAAAATTAATGCACTGAACAAGATGATGTCTTGATACATTAAAGTTAAAACCATTATAATCCACAATCATCCACATACGATTGAAGTAATAATCGAACTTGCATGGTGATAGGGTACAAGGTATCACAACTGGGGCAACAACATTAACAGAGAAACCAAGATTAATTGGAACCGCGGACGGAACTATGACTGATGTTGATGGCAATCTCTCTAAATTTCTGTACTGGTAATATATCAGAGAACCATCAATATGTCCTCTTGACAGAAATGAGAAAGCAATCTTCATTTCCTCAACAGGCCTTGCATTCCTTTCCTCATTAGCAAGGACCTTGAGTTTACCAAGAATATACTTATAGAGAGTTGGGTAGACCACAACCTCAGATTGAAAGAAAACTTTCCCAAAAGATTTAAATGTAGGGATCTTAATAACTTGTCGCTCATTGTCAAGATCACAACACGTATCATTATCTTTTAAAAAAGTTGGTCGGGGTGGACCAGTCCCTAACAAGAAACTGATCCCACTGAGCCGATAGACATCCCTACCAGGTTCTATTTTCGGCTCAGGGCACAGGACAGTTTGGAGATTTGGATCCGGCTTAGAAGGATCATCAATATGAGCGAAACGACATTGTTGACGAGTACACTTCCCTAGTGCGTAGAACTTGCAAACTGGGTTCGGAGGGCCATTCTGAACCTTAGTTTTTCCAAATCCATTTTGGAAAGTGTGGTTGACGGACTCTTTATGACGCCGTTTACGCTCAGCATTATCATGATCATCAGTATTGGTGTACTCACCATGAGATCCATTCAAACTGCTTTTAAAATACATTATATTCATTTTATATATAAACCTATGACTTAAAAAAGACGTGTAAGAATACTCCCTTTCTTGTTGGTGAGACATAAGAGGAAGTATTCTACAATGACAAGGTGAACACTCACATACATCGCAAAAAATAAAACTAGAACCACAAACAACACAAAACGAAATCGGCATAAACATATATACAAATAAAGCTGTTGGTGGATTCCACATCCGCGGTCTACTTTCGACTAGCATTGAATTAAAGTGTCCAAAAACAAAGGGGTTCATTGTAAAATGAGGGGTGCAAACATTTACCGTGTGCCGCGGTGTCGGGACGGGCCTCCCTAGCTGGCCTGAAACTAGCAGGCTACAATCTAATTCTAGTTCTACTATATATTAGAAAGCACGTTACGTTACGCGGTTACCAGCATTTCTTAAATCTGGAAAGCATGCTGACGGAACAGCAATGAGGTGGAAAGGAGGGTGGAGAAATAGGAAAAATTGAAAAAATATGTTCGGAATAAAACCACGACAGTTACAAATAGCTGAATAGAAACCCTACAAAACAGGCACAATAGAATTGAACTGGCCTAAACTCCTGGTCTAGGAGTAAGACACAAACGAACACAAATCAAAATCATGATATACAAAGAAAAAGTAAGAACTACAAAAATGTATAATGGTATGTACAAGGGATCAACATCTTTACCAATTGAGTGCTACGGTCCCAGGGTTGCTAACTCGAACTACTTGGAAGTCAACGTTTTGAGTAACTCCAGCAGTGGCACCATTAGTGGTAACGACGATTATACCAACATCATTATATGTAGCAGCTTCATTCCAATTGGCCTGGAAACAAATCTGGCCCATATATGTGTTAGTGCTAGTAGAACCTGTAGTATTGGGTCCTTTAGCACTAGCCAAATTTTGAAAATTGGCAGTGGTGCTGGTACTCGGGTAATTAATCAATAGTGATGCATTAGAAGTAACAGATGCGGATGGAGTCGACAAGTTAGAATTAGTTGAACACACACAAGTCCAAGTAAAAATAACAATGTCATACTTCTTCACATTAGCAAGGGTCATAGTAATTGACTTGTTGATGTCAATCTGAGGGTCAACCAACAGCTGGTACGAATTTTGTGAAAAAACTCGCAAATCCAAGTATGTGCCAAGATCCCATCCATAGCCTAGATTCGCAACACCAACGTGGGCGCACGCATCTGGGACTGATTCAGCTACCTGTGACACAAAAGGCTTGGATAATTCAACATCATAGACGACCCATAATTCACCAATGGCCGAGAGAGATGAGATTGGAGATAGAACACCAACAATGAATTCCACAAAATCAGTGGCACTCAATGGAGCTGGCGACAATCCGGTGCGAACCATGTACTGGTTCTGCATATTGTCCTTGCACTCAACCCCATACACCATATTGGTATCTGGTCGTGCGGAAATTGCATAATCACTATTCTCCATCTCAACCTTGGTATTGTACGGATAGTGGTACATGTTGTACTCGGCAGCCAAGATAACAGAGCCAAGAACACCAGTGTTAGAAAAATTGCTTGTCATGGAAACGTACTCGAAAGCCAAGCCATGAAACCGGTAAAACTCATACAACCTGGCAATCTGAGAAAGCCAAGGAAAAGTAGAGGATAAACCTGGATTAACGGCATATGACTTCGTTGTGAACACATCCTTGACGGCAAAGTTAATATCACCAATGTATTCCCTATGTCTGATTCGAACAGTATTGGCATCCTTTGCATCAAACGACTGTGGGATACCAGATGCATCCTTAAAAAGAGAATTGTACTTGACTGCGCCCGTAGTGACATAATCACCAGAACCAATCATCTTGGAGATCTTAGCGCCAAGCATTGAACCAAGTTGGCTACCCAAACCAGCGCCCCCGACAAGGGCACCAGCCTGTCCGCCAAGAGCAGAACCACCTTGAATTAAGGCGGTTTTGATCATCGGTTTAACGGCGGAGATTACAGAGCTCTTAATCTGGTCCAAACTCAAAGATTGTGAGGAGCTCTTCTTTGAACCTTTACGAGAATTTTTCTTTGCAGGAAAGTGGAACTTTCGCCCCAACAGCTTGAAACTGTTGGATACCACCCTAAATAGGGTTAGTCCTTGACGTAGACAGGCATCTGATGGATTGGCGCGAGAAACTGTAAAGTCGCAGGGAGTCTCCTTCTCCTGCACTTCCCCATTCTCAGATGCTGGGCTAAGAGTGCGTGGATCACTGACCACTCTCAGACTTATACGTGAAACCATGTCCTACTACATGCAACACCTTGACCCCGGCCTTTTAATCCGCCTGAAGGGCTACAGAGGCCTAATTATAGATATCTTAGAAGGTTATTAGGCAAGCTTTCCATTAACCGGGGCACCTCCGGAAAAACCTAAACATCTACTTTCAACAAAATGCACACCATAAGACAATAGGGCCCGGATTCAAACCCGGGCTTGAGCTGACTGCGTCTTCGACAAATTGTCTCTTTGAACGCTCCATACCAATAAAACCAGTATGACTAACCCTGCCACAGGTCTTAGGAATAAGCTCTTACAAAAAGAAACTTACCCCCGAAAAC